ATCGTCAAAAGTCAGACTCATGATTGAGTAACCTTTCCAGAGATGGTCACGGTAAATTCGAGCGTGCCCTGTGCATCCAGAGGAGTGCCGCCTTTTATGGCAGACGCGAACCCGGCAAACGAGAACGTAGCAATTGATCCGGGCAGAATGATCTTCCAATTCGACAGAGTATCGGCGTTGAATTTCGCCATAATGCCGGTTGTTTCGAAATGTGTGACGTTGTTCGGCAGCCAGTTCGCCTTGATACCCAGGGATCCAGCATCACGTAACCCGCCCATTTTTTCACGGTATCCGTTGGCTGAATTGTGACTGGTAAGGTCGATTACATCCCGGTTCATGTCGAACGCGGTCAAGTCGGTGATCTCTGCAATATCGGTGAACGCTTCACTCGTAGCGCCGTCCCCCAATTGCAATTTACTTCCATAAGCCCAAAAAGCGTTTGATGCCATAGTCAATCTCCTTTAGTTAGGGAATCCAGCGGGAAGGCGCAACACAGCGACCTTCAGGTCAGCGTCCGATACGGTAATGCGCACTTTGCCAGCACTCGACTTCCAACCCTGCGCATTGGTCAGACCGACAGTGAAGCAGGCAAATTCACCAATACCGACTGAATAAGTGGTAATGTCGCCCGTGCGGTTCTTTTCGTCTACCACACTGGTAATGGTGATGGTTACGGCGCCGGCATCGGTATTTTGCACAACCAGTAATTCGCGGCCGGTACAGACAAACGTGTCGCCATCGGTAATAGTTCCGGCGGCAAAGGTAAAATCAGCCGCGCCAGCCCCGACAGTTGCGAACGGAGCGAGAATATCTTTCACTACAATTGCAGTTGGGTCAGCCATTTATCATCTCCTTAGTTCGGGTATCCGGCAGGCAACCGCAATACAGCGGCCTTGACTTCTGCGCTTGAAGGGGTCATTTTGATAAGCCCGGCAGATGTTTTGTATCCGGCGGCATTGGTCAGCCCTACACCGAATACGGAGAAATCATTCTCTGCCAGTGAATAGGCGGTAATATCCTCCGCGCGCCCGTAGGCGTCATCCGCGCTTGAAATGGTCAGGGTGTTAGTGCCTGTACCATTAGAGATCAAGATCACCTCCCTCCCTGTGCATACGAATGTGTCGCCCTCTGTGACAGTCAATGCGGTAAACGTGATATCCGCTGAATTGGCCGTCAACGGAGTTACCGGAAACGGTGACAATAGCTGTTGAACGGTAATAACGGTAGCTGCCATAATTACTCCTTCGTGAGTTTCTCTAACAATTCGTCCCGGTCCTTTTCAGGAACATGGGTTATTACGTGTAAAATCATTTCGTCTTTGTCCGGGTCACAATGACCGCAGATAGTGCATTTGAAAGTAGGTAAAACGCCAGACCAAAGAACGGGATTGAACAACATATCCATTACTTCTTGTTTTGTTGGCGGCATTACCTGTATCCAATTACTGCTTTCCGGTTCATGTTCTGGCTTTGCCACATCAACGGCTGGATCACCTTCGATAAATATTGGACGGTTTTTAGTCATTGGTGCTCACCTCAACTTCCACGATTCGGATGAAATTCCGATCTTCTGGCTGCCATTCTTGATTTATCCTCCGCGCCTTGACCATGCCCGCGTTGACTGTTCCGATCATGCCCTTGTAAGCGTCGAACAGGAAACGGATAAGTTCAGAGTTGGTATTCGCGCCCGACTCGTCATCGTCAAATACATCGACTTGAACAAGGACGGTACGCCCGGCGTATCCCTGATGTGTGTACTTTTGGTCAGGCGCTATCTCGCGCATCCGCGCGTATGGAAAAGGCTGCGCTCCACCACCTGGCACGTCGTTAATCTTGTTCCCGTAAATCCTCGTGCCGAACGCGGCTTTTACAGCAGAGTTATTCATGCAATGTGCAATCATGGCCGGGATGATCTCTGTCATTTCGGCCACCGAGAGATAAGCAGTTTCCCGAACGTTGTGCCGATTGCCCGGATAACCTGGCTGAAGTCCTCAATGGCCGTTGGGCGCACAAATGGCTGGATGGGGTAATTCGGTTTTGACTTCACGCCGTATTCGATGTTTGGGGCGTATTCCGTTTCAGGTCCTACTTCGTCCGTAACCTGTGTGTCTGAGGCTTCGTTGACGTGGGATTGAACGCTATTTTTCGTGGCGGCTGTTTTGACAGGCACTCTCATTCGCATACCGTTAACCAACACAGCCGCGCCAGCTCCTTCGATATTCAGCAGGTCGCCGCCATTGAAGTCAATGGCTTTCAAGGCTTTCTGCAGGGACGAGCTATCTACACTCATACCGGTCATAGTTCAACCGCCTTCAATGTGCACAGAAAACCCATGTCAGCCCGGTTATCAATCGAAACGATCTCGAATGTCTTTGACGGGATAGGTTGCCCGCCAAAACGGGATGTAACCTGTACTTTGTTCCCCTTTGTTGGGGTAGGCGCGGCAAAGCGGATCTCCGCTTCTACAATTCCGAGGTCGCCATAGTTGCGCCACTGCTCACGGCTGGATAACTCGTGATAACTGCAATCGATAGGCACATTCTGGGTGGTCACGACCGGATTATTGAATTCATCTACCGTCCCTGTATCAACGGCGATCAAGAGCAGGGCGGTGTCAGAGTAGAAACTTTCCTTCGCCCGTCTCTGGATTTGCGCGACAATTCGGGAGTTAGTCAGCATTACGGCGTCCCATCCTGCGTACCGGTGGTCATGTAGCTGTCCGACCGGTACGGGTTACTCACAGAGCTTGTCATGGTCACGTTGGAAACAGAAATACCAAATTCCTGTGCCTTTGCCTTCAGGAGCGTTTCATAGCCCTTCCGCGCCTCACCGTTCGAGACAGATAGCCAATCCTTACGGAAGTCAGGCTGTGACAACTGCGTGATGATGTACTGGATAGAGCGGATAACCGCCGTGCCAACTCCGGAAGCTGTAACGAAATACTGTATCGTGGCATCTTCAAGATAATGGCCGTCAGGTGAGTTATCTCCGATGTGAAATCGGACCAGAGAAACATCGTCAGCCAGAGCGGGATCAAAGGTGAATGACATTGTTTACCCGTCCAATAGAGCGGTAAGGATGACAGACAGGTCAGTGACGGCGGTGTATGTTGGGGTAGCGGTGCATACCAGATAACCGAAGATGTTGCCGCTATCGGTGGTAAACTCGAAGAAAATGTCGTCAATACCGAAGTGTTTTTCAGCGGTCGCGTTCAGATTGAGCGTAGCGTAGTCAGCCGCGTAGAATACAATCTTGCCGATCATCAGCTTTAAATCTGCTACGGTCGGCGCGAATGGAGCCGCGTCAGCAATAGACGAAGGGGCTGCCCGAAAGAGATACAAGGTCAACTCCGCTTTCTCGGCATCGTCATCCACAATCCGGACGGATTCCAGATAGCCAGAACCCATAGAGTTGGCAACGTCAAACGTAATCAGACCGCCCACAACATCACCGGCTGTATAGGCCGACGTGGAGATCGGTAGTACTTTGGTAATCGTCTTTTGTTTTGACATCAGTTACCGGCTTTCTTGGCCGCCCGGCGTTCGCGTGCTTTTGCGGCGTTCCGCGCCTTGCGTTCTTCATCGGTAAGCGGTGTATCCCCGGCGGTCTCTATTTCTTCCGGTTCTTCTGTTTCGTCTTCCGGCTCGACTTCGTCAACCAGGGCGATATCCCCGGCGGCTTCCATCTCTTCAAGAGCATGGAATTCATCTTCCGGGACAATCGCGCCAGCACAGAAGTTCTTGCCGGTCATAGTGGATACGTTACGCAAGAATATATACATGGCGTATCCTATGCGGTCTGAGTGATGCCAACCAAAGCACCACAGGCGCGCCATACGGTCGCGCTGACGGCCAACAGATCGAAGCCATTACCAACAGCCGCGCCAAATGTCATTGTCGTGCCGCCAACAAGCCCGGTGACGGTCACGACGTGCGCCTGATTGGTAGCGGATGTGATGTGAATGACATGACCGACATTGCCAGCGCCTGGGGCGGCGAGGGTGTAGTCTGTGCCTGCCGTGGCTTTGGTCAGCGAGGCATTGAAAATGGCGGGGGAAATGGCTTTCGTTCCGGCATCAGCGCCGGAGTAGGCTGTAGCGGTTGGCAGGATCTGGCCGCCTGTTACATTACCAGTGACATTGCCCGTCACATCGCCAGTGACATTCCCCACGAAACCGTTATCAGAATTAACGGGACCTGAAAAAGTTGTAGACATAAGTTATCCTCTCTATGTACCCTTTCGGGATTTAGCGGCATTCACCGCATTAACACGCATGATTTATATGGGGTCATGTTCCCAAAAGAATGGGCGGGTTTTTCAGGCCCGCCCCTAATTATTCTTAGGTGACGTTTTGCCCGTAGATCCAGCGGAAATCGTCCCAGCCGAACGAATACCGCATGTACCCGCGGTATTTTGCTTCGAGGTTGAAGTCACTGGCCGGGTCCATTGTGATCTCAGGATTTACCCGGTTGAACCACAGGGCGTGCATCTTGGCCTGCGCAGAGTCGATCATGAACCAGTTGTTCGCGTCGGTCAGATAAGGATCGACCACAACTTTCAATCCCTTTGATCCAACGAAGTTTCCGTTGAAATCAGCGGATCCGGGTTTCTGCATGGCATTGATGATCTCGTAAGCGGTCGCTTCAAGAGCGGTCGGAACGTACAGGATGTCGAAGATTGACGGCATCGGCATACTGCGGTCGTCTTTGAGATTTGCGCCGGCCAACAGGGTAGCGACCACAGCGGCATAGCTCAAAGCCGAAGTACCCAGGTTCGAGATAGCGGTGGAGTCGTTAATGTTGGTCTTGTGGGAAGCGGAGCAGAGATAAACGGCATCCGGCCCGGTCACAGTAGCGAATGCGTTGTTCAGGATCGAAGAGGCGTGGTAGGCGCGGGTAGTGCCGAAACTGTGTCCCAGGCTTTGTGCTTTGCGTTTGATCTGCCCGGTGCGGTTGTCGTCCCACAACTTGCGCTCGATTGCTACGCCTTTGGCATATTCCTTGTGGGTAAAGGTCGCTTCATACAACGGGCTAAAGCTATCGTACTGGATAGCCGCGCCAGGGCCTTCAGCGGTCGAGGAATTGTATTCAGGGACAAGGCCGGTAGTACCGACGCCCTGAGAATATTCGACGGATGACTGCGAACTTTCCACTCCCATAATAGACAGCATGGGGGAATTCACAGCATTCATAGATTGATCCCATTCCTTGCGGATAATGGGGAGTACAAAACGAGGCCATTGTTCAGAAATCATAGTAGGCATTTTTCAGGCTCCTTATTAGATAATCGCGCCGGTGCAGACGACACAGTAAACGGTCAAGCCGCTATCCTCTGTACGCCAGGTGGATAGACCGCCGCCGGTAACATCGTCCGGGTCTAACCGGCCGTCAGCGTCAAGGTCTTGAGCCTTAGAAGTGAAGCCAGAGGTTGAAGCGGCGGTATCAACGGCCGTTCCCTTGATGACCATTCCAGGGGCCAACACTTCTACTTTAATCGGGTCAGCGGCAGTTGCGGCGGCGCTTGTGGCTTCCGCGGCGATGCCGAAAATCTTTTCACCGGTTCCGTCAGTGGTAGCAGCCAACTGACCGCTGACCATAGACAGCAAAGTACCGACCTTAGTTTCAAGGCCGGACGCGGCTTCCATAGTGATGACTTTCGGCACACGATCACCGAAAAGGTCACAGTTGAATTCCCATGTATAGGCAGGTGCAGCCATTTGTTTTCTCCTCTAAACAAAAAACGGATCGATTTCCCCGAATGTCCGTTTTTTACGCGTCACGACGCGAAGAGGGGTTTAGTTATTCAGTACTGCGATATTTCCTTTGCACTTTTGACGGTTGTGAACCGAAAGGAAATATATATTTACTTGTAATTCTAATTATAGGGACAATTTCGCAAATGTCAATAGCAAATGTCAAACTAATATAAGCAATTTGCAGGGCGATGTATAATAATCACAAATGGAGGCATGAATGACAGGCGATAAACTACAAAAGGCGGGTAAGAGTATGCAGCAAACAGGATGCGCGATAACGTTGTTATTTGTGCCCGTCCTGTGTCTGGCGATCTGGATAATCAGTATGCTTTCTCCAAAATAGAAAATGCCCGGTGGTTGGCCGGGCATCATGGTGCGCAATTACGTTCCGCGCGTTTCGATGAATTCTTTTAGACTGGCGTTGGTGCATCGGACGCTCCCCCGAAACTTTACTGATTTTATTTCCCCGTCTTGCATCAACCGGTATGCCTGTGTGCGGCTAACGTTAAGGATTCTGGCAACATCGACAGCCTTCAACAATGGTTCGATTTCATTAATGACTGGCTTATACGCAGGTTGGCTTATTTTTGGCGGAGATTGAATAGTTTCGTTTTCGGCGTGGAGTAGGCCGCGCCGAATTAGGTCGTCGTGGATAATTACGGCTGCCTGAGTGCGAATATCCCTAAACTCATTTTCCGCTAATGTTGACAGCGCCCGCGTTTCGTCAACATCAAATTCCAGATAAAATCGCATGACACCTCCCAAAATAAAAACTGTTCTCTTTTTACATAACCAGTTTATCATTTTCGGAAGCGACTAAAAAGTGATACGTATCCTTACGTAGCTTTGTTTTGGTTCTTGTTTGATAAAAACCGCCCGGATTTGCCAGTTCCGGGCGGCGGGTTTACTTCTTAACTTCCTGCGTCTTGGAATAGTGCGGGTCTTGATACTTCGCGTATTCCTCGGGCGTCATATGGAAACGCGCGGCGGTTTCCAGTTCACCTTGTTCGAGCGGCTTAGATTGTTTCCCGTCCGCGCCTACCTTGCCAGCGCCGATATCGAATGACCCTGGCGCTTTCAGGACGGCCGCATTCTTCGCCAGCCAGTTCAATTTCTGCTGGGTGGTCAGTTCGTCAGGGATCAGCCCGCGCTTATCTTCGGGGATATCTTTTACCTGCGCGTCGAGGACTTCTTGCAGGGTCTTTTCGTAAGCTTCAACCTGCGCGGCCTTTGGTTTGAGTTCGGCCAGTTCTTTGGCCCGGTTGTCCGCGATGGTCTTGAATTCATTCTGTTCGGCCAGCCGCTTTTCAGTGTCGGCCTTTTCCGCGTCCTCTTTTTCCTTCAACCGTTTGGCGAGTTCGTTCTTCTCGCGGTTGACCTCTTCAAAGCGTGAATACGGGACGGGGGCAAACTCTTTATTCTTGGTTTCCTCCGCCTGCTTTGTGGCTTCGGCGGTCTTTGCAGCTTCGGCTGCGATT